AATTATTAATCTGTACTTATCGTTAATTTTTTCATCATTTCTGCCTTGCTCTAAAAGGCGTTGCATTTTCTTTTTAATAACCTCTAATTCGTCGGGCGGATTAATCATAACCTTATTTTCGTGTATTGTTTTGTATCGTTCCATTTTAAAAAATATAATTGTTAATTGTCTTTTGGCTTTCGTAATAGTTCATAACAGTAAATGAGCTTTTAGTGTTCTTAAAATTAGTCTTTACCCAATCCGATGGCGGAGAAAACGCTCCAAAGTTTTGATATTCAAAAGCCGTTGAACTGGTTAAGTCAAATATTAATTGGTGGCTATCGCCTTTGCTAAATTCAATATCGTAATTGTGCAACTTATATTCATCAATATAGTTTTTAATCTTTTCAATTTGTACCGCATCAATTTGAGGTTTAAAGCCAAATTTTAAACTCTTATCGTCTTTTCCGTGAGTAAGGATAAAACATCGATTATCAACGATGTAATGGTCTATAAACTTGCGTTGATTACTTACGGTTACATTATCGGGATATTTTAACTCGATGTAAGTCTTAAAAGCTGAGTTAACGATATAGCCAAAACTTCCAGCGTGATTGTCATTACAGATATTCACACAATTAATAAACTCGTAATGCGGAATAAGTGCGTCGATTAATCTAATTTTAAACCGCAAACCCGCATCGAAAGCCATTTGATTATCCATATTTTGAGGTAGAGAATGACCGCCACGAGTTGTAAACCCGTCAAAGCCATCCATAAAATCCCCTAACTCGTGAATTTCTAAAGTGTTTGATTGTTGCTTTTTTATAGTGTGATTAACCATTATATCTAAACGCTTATTTAATTCTATTTCATTCCAAACTCCATCGTAAAGACTATAACCGTTTTGGTTTACGTTCATTCCTATGTGAACATCGGTATAAACTAACCTATCAAAGATACATCCTGTAGCTACACCCGGAAGTAATTCATTGGCGTAATTAATTTTTATAGGATGAATTTTATCCTTAAAGATTGATAAGAAGTCAATTTCTTTTTCGACGTTTACATCTTTTATCGGTTCGGTTATAACCCATTGTTGTTTTGTGGAAACGTTTGTAGATACTCTTTTTATTATGTGATTGTTCGGAATATCTATTAAAGCATCAGGAACTAGCTTTTCAATTTTAGATATTACTTCGCCATCTTTGTTTAGCGTTCTTTTAATCTCTTTAAAGTTAGACTTGTGAAAATCTCTAATTTTGTCTAATTGTATTATTTGGCTATCGTTTAACCGATATTTTGGAAAACCCTCTTTTACTGTATCCTTTGCTATTACTTCAAATCCTAAAGCTATTGCTTCGTGTGGCTTAAGTCTTATTCGCATAAATAGTTCTTTTGGTTTATCAAAAGTATTAATAAAGTAGTTATAAACATTACTTTAGTGCTTTATTTAGAAAGGTTATAAATAATATATTGTCCGTTATTATATGCTTTTAGGTGTAATTTGTTTGAAATAACCAACATTTAGGCATTTCTGCGGTGGTAATGATTGATTTAAACCGCATTTATACCTTATCGGTATAGAAAAACACTTATTTTTATCATATTACACCCTATCGGTATAGAAAAGCCGATTATTTATACAGAGGCATTACTTAGTAAAATATAACTTACTTTCTTCTGTCCTTCTAATTGTTAAGCCATTTACAACTACCTTATTTGCTTTATTCCATCTTAAAAACTCGGCTCTAATAGTCAAGTCGTTTGGATTGATGTTTACCTTTTTTAATAAAGTTGAGGATTGAAAAGAACCAGTACCAACGTTATAGGCAAATGATACCAATGCGTTAAACTGATTTTGTGTAAGTGGTTTAGTTATTAAAGAATTTACTCTTTTAGCAAATCTATCAGCTACTTCTTTGAATATATCAAAAGCGTGTTCTTTTGTAATTTCTTTGTCTAATAAAGTTACTCTTTTGCCATCGGGATAGTATGTATTGCCATATCCAATTGTGGGGATTTTAGCAGAACACAGGTAAGGTTTTAATTTTAAACCTTCAAATTTGCAAATCAATTTATAACCAGCATCGTTTAGTTTCATTTGTTCGCCTTTTTATAGTTTTCAAACTGTTTTTTAAGTGCTTCGTGGTCTCTTTCTAAAACAATATATTTCCCCTCTAATTCATCAAATTTATCTTTCCAGTACTTTGATGCTTCAACTTCTTTTGCATAAGCCAAATAAAGGTCATTAAACTGTTTTTGCAGACTTCTAACATCGTTACGCAATTCTTTAATGTTGTTGTCTTGCTCAATATTACACGCCTTTAATTCATCTCTATCAGCTTTTAAATCGTCAACTAATGAATCGTAAATGGTTTGTACTTTATTTAAAAAATCGCCATTACTGTTTTTTATTTCAACTTTTTTAGCTTGTTTACCGCCAAATATCCAAGCTATAGGAATAGATATTGTGCTAATTATCGCAACCCAATTTTCTAACAACCAAATCATTTTTTATTCTTATTTTTAAGTGCGTAAACAGTATCTAAAACCAACAAAATCAAACAGAAAAGAAATAAGTAAACGCTTATAACTTTAATACCGCTAACCAGTGTTGAAAGTCCAAAACCAAACAACGAACCTATTGCAGTTCTATAAATATCTGTTTCGTCTACGGGATTTTGGAATACTACATTTTTATAAAATTCATAAGTAAATCCCATACCTAAACCAATAACAGAACCTACTATAATACTGCCTATAATTTTTTGCCAAATATAGAAATCATAAAATCCAGTAGCGTTACCAATAGCATAAGCAAAAGTAAATCCGCCTATGTAGTGAAATAAGTTTCGTAGTTGTATCATAAATTATTTAATTGCTCTTTAACTTCATTTAATTGACTTTCTAAAGACTGAACCACTTGGATAATTTCTTCTACTGTTGGCTCTGTTATAGTTGGCGTTTCTTCCTCTATTACTATTTCAAAAGTTTCATAACTTACTCCATTTGGAATAGTTGTTAAATCCAATGTTTCAGTAGTTGTGTTTTCTATTGTGTATCTATATCCTATCATATCGTTCTAGGTGTTGTGTAAATTTGTCTAACTACCATATAATCGCAAAACATATTTCTATTAGTTGTGCCTATTGTTTTTAATTGTGCTACTCTTGGAGTTACCAAAGTTGGGATATTAGTTGTATGGGTAGCAACAGAAGTTCCATTAATAAAAAACTCAACACTACTTGCATTTGCATTTACAACTATTCTTAATACATACCATTGTGAAGCAGTTACAACTGTACTTGTTGTAGTTACAGTTTGTGTGCTATTTCTAGTAACGCATCTCCAATTTGGACTGCCAGCACCATAAGTGCCTATACCTTCATCATAAATGAAAAATATACCGTTAGTAGACGCAAAGTTAGAGCCGGTGTTTGCACCGATTATACTATAAAATCTATTTGTAATATCTGATAGCGTTTCAATATTTACAAAAAATTGCATCGTGAAAATTCCTTGTCCTAAATATAAAGTTCCTGTATTATTATCTCCCAGTCTAATATTAGAACTTCCAGTTGCAGTTGTTCCACTACCTAATTGTATAACACCTTGTTGATTTGTTCGGTTTGGGTAAGTTATATTTGGTGAACACACCGCACCAGTTCCCGAAGAGTTTGGCATAAATCCATATCCAGTAGCAAAAGAATTTTGGTCTCCATCGCCTAAAAAATCTTCAAACAAATAAAATCCTTGTTTAGTGTCAAACTCAAATAAGTCTGTTTGCTTAGTATTTAACTGCGTTTGAGTATCTGTTGATACTGGTTTGTTTGCATCGCTTGTATTGTCTACGTTATTTAAACCAACTGCCGTTTTATTTAATGTTTGAAAAGTTTTATCACCTCTGTAATATTGGGCGGATGTTCCCGCAGTAATTGTATTTTCTTTTAAAGCCAAAGCATCAAACACCGCATTTTGAGAAGGTGCAACCGTTGTAACTCCATCAACTATTGCATCAGTTACTTTTGCATCAACATAAACTTTATCCACATCAACAGTACTACCCCACGCTCCCGAATGAAAAAAACGATAAATAATGTGACCCGCAGTATATCCAACTCCGCCTATTGTAGCCGTTCCATTTCTAACAAAAACTACATATCCTTTACCTTCTATTGGCGATGGGTCTGTAAAAGTAGCATTTGCAACAACCGAGTAATTAGTGTCGTTTGAAGCCGTTGTATTTGTAGATATTACGGTAAAGCCACCGCTTATAATATCGTCTAAAGTAGCAAGTTCATAAGTTCCCGCTGGTAAATTATTTTGAACTTGAAAAATAGCATCTCCAGTACCTGAAGTTTTATACGGTATTTGAAATTTATTAGTTCCAAAAGCATCATTAAAAGTAAATAATTCAAATCCGTCAACTAAATTCTTTTTTATTCCAATAGTTTTGTTTAAAGTAGTTGGGTCGTCAATATATTCAAAAGATTCATCATCTGAAAGTGTGTATGTGTTTAAAATACCAGTTGTATTGTGCGTAATAGCAATAGTAAAGTTACCAGCAATAAAGCCAAAAACATAAGTATAATCTCCAACACTTTGAGTATAATTTCTACCTAACTCCATTACTTCTTGAAGGTCTTGTGAAACGCCAGTTGAATTAATTACGGGATTTAAAGGGTCTGAATTATCAACTGCCGAACCTGTTACAGTTTGCACTCCAACCTCTGCAACTATTGGTATTTCTACAGCAACCCCCCAATGGTCTGAAAGCGACATAACCGCATTTAATTCACCCGTACAAATAACATCTGGGTAACCGTTAATATTTAAAAAAGTTCCCGCACCACACAAAAAGAAACTAGGATTTTCGGGCACATCGGGTAATTGTTGACCGTTAGTAACCGAAATAGGTAAGAACCCAACACCCGAACCCGCGCCAACGGCAGCAGCTACCAAATCAACTAACTCTTGGATCGTGCCTTGCTTTAATTCTGTTCCAACCTGGTGAGGTAAAAGACTTGAAAGTGTAATTACATCGGGTGATAATTGGTCAACCCTTACGGTTGTAATGTCAGACGGATTTATTGCCATTTTTTTATAATTTCATTATTTTTAATAATACCATATAAGGTTGCATATTTTTATTAGTTCCGCTAACCCCCTCAGTACTTAATATTGATTTAGTGCCTATTGAATTAGTAGGACTTACAAGGATAAATCCTCCATCGTTTGCAGTATCATCTTCCGAACCCGTAAACGTATGCGTGTGAGAAACTACAACTGCATTTTTTGAACCTCCAACGGCTTTAATAACATTGTAATTTGTTCCGTAACCTATAGACACTAAACCGTCTAAATTTGGCGTCCCGTTTTGACCGTTACAAATTGCGTAACCTTCACATAATAAAGTTCCCAAACCTGTATTGTCAAAGTTGGTATCGATGTAAGATTGAGAAACCCATAAATCTCTGATTTCAAACTGTAAACTATTAGCGTTTACATTCATAAAATTTACTATGTCTTGACCCGTTACGTGAAATAAATCCGTTCCATTTTCAACGGGTATTTTTGAATTTAAATCAATAACATCGGGAGATAACTCACCTACTCTTATTGTGGTTATTAAAGCTGGATTTATTGCCATTAGCTTGTTCTTATTATTAAATTAGCGTTTGTATCTGTAACTATAATATTATCAGGGTTCCCGTCGTTTAACACAAATTCAGATAGTGTTTTTGTTAACGGTATTCCATAACCTATTAAACTGCCCGAAAAACTTAAAAATTCATCGACAGTAGATGCCTCTGATAATTCGTTTATATAACATTTACCATAATCAACAGTTGGAAATGTTGCGCCTTCTATTTTCCAATCCAAAAGGATTTTACTTCTTTTTAAAAGTTTTAGTCTATCGTAACTCGCAACAGTAAAAGTTCCTCCGCTTATAGTTGTGTTAACTTGCAATCCTTCAAAACCAATGTTATAATTCTGCATCATAGGTCTTGAAGTTGCCCATCCGTCATTATCCCTTGTTGTTGTGGGTAACATTTCGGCACTTTCAGTCAAAGAATTACTTGTTAAGCACCCAATAGGAAGCCAAACCCCATTCTGTTTTATATACAGTATCCT